CAATTAAAAGACATTGGTTATAGTAAACAAGATATAAATCAAACTGTTCAAAATATGATGGGTATGACTTTATCGGAACTAAGCGAAATATTTAAAGATGAAAATTGCACTATCTTAGAACGTACAGTTGCAAACGCTTTAAACAAATCATTAAGTAAAGGCAGCTTATATTCTTTAGAAACTTTAATAAGTAGAGTTCATGGAGTACCTACTCAAACAGTAAATCAAACAATAACTGAATATCCTATATTCCCTGGAATAGATTTGAATGTTGATAGAAACGACAGCTCAACGGAAAATACTTAAACTCAAAAAAAGGGTTAGAATTGTTCGTGGAGGTACTTCAGCTTCCAAGACGTTTAGTATTATACCCTTTCTAATTACTCACGCTTACAACGAACCTAATAGCGAAATAAGCATAGTTGCTGAAACCATTCCACATTTAAAGAGGGGAGCATTAAGGGACTTTTTAAAGATAATGGATTTAGTCGGTTTGTATAATGATGCAAGTTTCAACAAATCAAGTTTAATTTATACGTTTCAAAATGGTTCTTATATAGAATTTTTTAGTGCGGATAGTGAAAGCAAATTAAGGGGTGCAAGACGTGATGTATTATTTGTTAATGAGTGTAATAATATAACTTGGGAAGCTTACTATCAATTAGCTATTCGAACTCGTAAGTTTATTTATTTAGATTACAATCCTGTATCTGAATTTTGGGTGGATAAAGAATTGATTAATGATGTTGATTCCGATATGGTTATACTTACCTACTTAGATAATGAAGCACTTGACAAATCAATAGTTCGTGAAATTGAAAAAGCAAAAGAGAAAGCTAAAACAAGTAAGTACTGGCAAAACTGGTTTCAAGTTTATGGTCTTGGCCAAGTCGGTACATTACAAGGTACGGTCTTTGAGAATTGGTCCATTGCTCCTTCCATTCCTAAAGATGCTGAATTGATTGCTTATTCTTTAGACTGGGGATATTCAAACGACCCGACTGCTTTAGTTGCTTGTTACAAGTCAGGACAAGAATATTATTTCGATGAATTAATTTATCAAACAAAACTAACTAACTCAGATATTATTGACAAACTAATTAAACTCGGAGTATCGGAATATTCTGATATAATAGCTGATAGTGCAGAACCTAAGTCAATAGAAGATTTAAGGCGAAGGGGTTTCTCGGTTAGTCCAGCTAAGAAAGGTCCTGATAGTATTCGAGCTTCCATATCTTTATTGCAAGAAATTCATTTTAAGGTAACTGAGAATAGCACTAATTTAATTAAGGAGTTAAGAAACTATTGTTGGGATGTTGATCGTGATGGTAATAAAATGCAGAATCCTGTAGATGACAATAACCACGCTATTGATGCAATTAGATATTTGGCAATGAATAAGTTAAGTAGCTTATCGGACTGGATGGACTTTGAGTAGTTGGTTACAATTTGTAGCCAACTGTTTGAATAATCAATATAAATCCTAACCAGTGGTTCGGAAAACAAAAGTAAAATTTTAAACGTTATATATATATGATTCCAACAAATGTAAACAATTTAACTATTAAGGAGTTTATTGAATACGAAAACATTAGAACTTCTACTTTAGAAAACATTGATAAGATAATTCAGATAGCTTCCAGCTTTACTGACATTTCGGTATCGGAATATGAAAACATGAGTTTTAACGAACTTGAAAAAGTAAAGCATAAAGTATTACTACTTATTAATTCAAAGCCCAACACAAGGCTAAAGAATACGTTTTGGCACGATGGGACAAGATACAAAGCTTGTAAGGATGAAAAGGATTTTAAGACAAATCAATACACAGCATTAAAGCAATATGAATTTGATGTAATTAATAACCTTCATAAAATCTTAGCATTGATATATGTTAAGTGTCCGATATTAACTAAGTATAAATTTAACTCAGATAACGTTGAAGAAATAAGCGATGTTATTTATAATTATGGAAAGGTAGGGGATGTTTATGGCACACTTTTTTTTTACTCCAACAGGTCCGAAAAATTGAAAGCGGATTTGTTGAACTCTTTGGAGGAGGTGAAGAAGGAGATAGCGATTCACATGGAAGTAGTGAACAGGGAGTTAAATCTTTCAGAAGAGAATATGGTTGGTACTTTATAATAGATTCGATAACAGGTGGCGATCCATTTAAAGAAGATGAATTAATGGAGTGGTCGATTGCTAGGTTTTTAAATCGGATTCAGTATATGAAACATAAAGCAGAAAGTGAACAATTTGCACAATCAATAAATGAATGAAGTTGAAATAATATTAGAAGCTTTTGGAACTAAGGTAGTAGAAGATTTGCGTAAAAGCTTATCGGACAAACTACAAGCAAGGGCAGCAAGTTACAAAAGTAAATACCCTGGCGGTTCATCTAATCCTGGCGATAGTGCTTTAAGTGCTTCAATTAAATACTTAATAGTAGATTCATCTGAGGGCATTAAGTTAAATGTTTACTTAAATGATTATTGGGAAGCGGTTGATGGTGGTCGTAAACCTGCTGGAGTTCATGAAGATGCGAAAATAGATAAATGGATAAAGAGTAGAAACTTAATACCAGGTTTTCAAAACAAGAACTTAGCGGACCGATTAGAAAAACAAGGTAAAAATACAAGTACAAGAAAAAAGAAAGTATTAAAGAAAATGAAGTTTGCCGATGCTGTAAAAGCAATGGACTTTTTAGTAAGGCGTAAATTAAAAGATAAGGGTTATCAAGGTAATCAATTTTTAAGTTCGGTATTAGAAGATGGCAGACAAGATAAATTAGCAAAGGATATAAGATTAGCAATGAAAAAAGATATAGAAATAGTTTTAAAGACAAATAGATATGGCGATAACAATACTTAGTAAACCAACGGATGCATTATATTATGGTTATGTACCTTGTTACAATAATCAATGGTTCGTGGCTTCAAGCTCACAAACAGGAGCGGCTAACTTTAAATACTACATAGTAGTAACGGATATATTAAGTGGTTATAGTGTAACTGAAAAGTTCTTACCTAATCCAAGTGGCAAACTTCAATTCGATGCCTCAAAGTTTAGTGAACTATTAATGACAAATTACATTCCAGTTAATGTTTATGGCTTTCAACAAAATACAAGTATTCGTAAGATTCGAGTAAACATCGGTGAGATATACGGCTCTACTTTGCCAGGAACTATTTACTCGGGTAGTGATATTGATTATAATGTTTGGAATGGTAGTTTAGAAATGCTTACATTTTCTCAATACAACAGTAAAAATTACACTTGGGATTTAAGTACAAATCCTAATATTAATTATCCTGTTTTGTTATCGGACTTAGCAGATGACTATACGTTTAATAATAGAAGTAACTTTTTATATTGGATGATGCTTGAGGGACAAACTGATTTACCTAAAATCTATTTAAGAACTTATAATGCTGCGGGATCGGTATTAAATACTTATACGATAACAAATAGTGTAAGCACGGGAACTTATCGAACTAACATGGTTTGTATTGATGTGGGTAAAAAAGGTATTGATGGGATTAATGCAGCTTATTTAGTAGGTGTAGAATATTACGATATCATGGCTGAGATAAATTCAGAAACTGCTCCATTTAAAATTAAAAGATATACAATAAAATGCAGTCCAAGATTTGATGTTTATACACTTCATTATTTATCAACTACAGGAGCTTATGAAACTTTGCATTGTAGCAAGGTATCTGAATTAAACTCTACAAAAACAAGTACAACTTTTAAACGCTCACCTTGGACCGTTGTAAGTAATGTAATGACTTTGGATTATTCGGTAGCTGTAGAACAACCAACTATTGTAAACGTTCAAAATGGATTAAAATTAAATAGCGACTGGGTTACTAAGGCAGAATTATTAAAGTATAAAGATTTGTTTAGTTCTCCTGATGTTAAGTTAGATTTAGGTTCTGCTCAGGGTTATGCATCTGTAAAGGTAACTAATGGAACTTATGTATCTAAGAATAACGATAAGCTTAAAAACTTAACTTTTGATTTATTATTTACTCACAATAACCAACGCCAAAAAGGATGATGAACGATATAAAGATTTTATTATATACACAAGATGCAACTCCAATAGAATACGATGTTAGTTATATTGATGAGATTCCAATTAGCTTTAACTTTTTAATATCGGACATACGTAATCCTGATAAAAAGAATGCAAGTTTTTCAAAGACAATAACCTTTCCTGGAACTAAAGAAATAAATAGATTCTTTGAATTAATATGGAAGTCAAACGTTGCTTTAAATTATTTCAATCCTAATAAGAAATGCGATATATATTATTATGTTAATGGGGTACTTCAGTTTAAAGGGGATTTACAATTAATCAAAATTAACGTTGATGATTCGACTGGTGAGGTGGTTTATGAAACTAGCTGTAAGGGAACTATCGGAAACGTATTTACAAAAATAGGAGATAAGTTATTATCGAATCCCGATGACACCTCGTTTACTAACTGTTTAAATTTTACTACTTATAATCACAACTTAACTTTTACAAACGTAACTAATAGTTGGGCCACATCAATACAAGTAGCTGGTTCTCCTGTTTCATTTGCTTTAGGTAATGGTTATGTTTATCCTCTTATAGATTATGGTAATCAAGTAATGCCAAGTTCGGGTAATACACTCCCAGTAGCTGAAAGGGATTTTGAGATTAAATACTTTAGACCTGCTATTTATAAAAAAACTATATTAGATAAAATATTTGCGGATGCTGGTTATTCTTATACATCAAATTTTTTTAATTCAACATTTTACAAAAGTCAAATAATTCCAACAAGTGGAGATAAGTTTGAAAAAACACCTCAGCAATTAATAGACAATCAATTCTATGTAGGTAGAACAAGTGTATTTACTATTGGCCCTAATTTTGCTGCACTCGTTCCAGCTTCAAATTCGTGGAATCAAAATACACCAACAAATAACACTATTATATTTAATGCCACATCTTCGCCTTATAACAACGCTGCGGGTAAATATAATTCTGCAAATGGTAAATTCACAAATATTTATGCAGCTTTTAAATATGTAAATTACAATATAGAAGCGGTTATAAATTTAGACTTTAAGATTTCATATAGTTCATTTGTTACAGCTACTTATGTAAAATTTATAGGTAATAATAGAAAAATATTTTATAACATAAAAGTAAATGGTATTGTTGTTGCTTTTGAAGAGTTTGAATTTGATACAACTACTTTTTATCCTTTAAATATTGGAAATATAGAACGCAAAATATCACTTCCAGCATTTGCTTTATATGGGGGACTAGATGTTAAAGTTGATATGGGTTGGAATGTAGAGTATCAATTTTTTGATTCTAGTTATAATATGATTACAGCTTCTATTTCAACAGCAAGGGCAGAAATTAAAAGTGCAAAAACATTTTTCTCGGGTAATTATGTAAATACAAATATTGATGAAGATGATTTAGTCGATTTAAACAAAGTATTACCGATTAATATTAAACAAATAGACTGGTTAATGTCGGAGTTTAAATTGCATAATCTTTACATGGTGCAAGACAAAACAAATGAATATAATTACTTTATTGAAGATAGGGAGAACTTTTATAGTGGCTCAATAGACTGGTCTGATAAAAGAGATTATTCTATGAAGCGTGAAGTTTTGCCAATAGGAGAATTAGATTTTTTAAAATATGAATTA